GACGTGGGGTACTGGCGGAAGAGATGCCGATAACTATGACGAATCTATGGTAGAAGATGGCGTAAGCGGTCATTATGTTGGCAGTTTTGTAAGTTCAGGTGGAGCAGGTAATTATAGGGTTGCTGTTTATTTACAAGACGGGGTTAGTCCTGCTGATGCAGATTTTGCAATAGCGCAGGGCGAGATATATTGGGATGGGGCAAACGAAGTTAACATATTTACTGAAATAAACTCTTGGGAAAAGAATGGTTAAGGGATAACTAATGCAAAAAGAAAGACACATGCAGCCAAAAGAGGACTTAACACAGACCTTGGCGGCAAAGATAGTTAAGAGAATTATTGTAAAAGCTGGCGGATTGTTTCTTGCTGGTGATAATGGCGGCAAGCTAGATGTTCTTGCTCAGGGCGATGAAGGCCCAGCAGGTAAGCAAGGCCCGGCTGGTAAAACTGGCCCAATAGGATTACAAGGCGACTATGGCCCAATAGGGCCTAGAGGCGAGAAAGGAATGCAAGGCAATGAAGGTAAACAAGGACAAACAGGGCAGAGGGGCAAGAAGGGCGAAGCGGGTAGAGATGCAACGGGAGAACGAGGCCCCGCAGGTCAAAAAGGCGATACAGGTAACAGTGGTGAAACAGGCGAAGCCGGAAGTAACGGCCCAAGAGGACTGCAAGGTTCCAGAGGTATCCAAGGTGACGCTGGCCAAGCTGGCAAAGACGGTAAAAGCATCCGTGGCGAAAAAGGCGAGCAAGGCGAAAAAGGCGAGCAAGGCGAAAAAGGTGAACAATGCGTAAGTCCTGTAGAATTAATGAATATTATTAATCGAATAGCAAAGCTTGAAAGGGGTAGGTAATGGGAGGCGGAAGTTCAACACCAAAAAGACCACCTGAGCCAGCACCAACACCACAACCAGTAATGGGACGTGAAGAGAATGCGGCTAGAAAGAAAGTAAAGACAAAGCGTGGCGGTAGATCATCTACTATACTTGCTGGCAGGCTAAACTCTACCAGAAATACAAATGTATTAAATACGAAATTGGGCTAAGACATGGCTACAAATGTTGAGGATTTACTAAGGCGAATGCAGTCTATGGAGGCTGACCGTTCTAGTTGGGATACCAGATGGCAGGAGTGTGGCGACTACGCCATGCCTCAGAACAGTCAGATTACAACCAAGAAGGCTAAAGGCCAAGAGCCAAACGTTGACTTATTCGATACAACAATGGAAGAGTCTAATATACAATTGGCAGCAGGTCTATATTCCTATATGTTCCCAACCGAGGGCAGGGCTTTCGTATTAGAGATAGACGATGACGAACTTGCTGAGAATGACGATGTAAAGCAATGGCTAGAAAAGACAACTAAGATTGTACACAAGTATTTGGTAAGTAGTAATTTCCGACAGTCTTTCTTTGAGTTTCTGAAACAATTAGGTTGTTATGGTACAGCATGTCTATATGAGGAAAAGGGAAGAAAGACTCCTGTTGTGTTTATAAATTATCATATGGCAGGTGTTTATATTGCAACCAATTCCGATGGGATAGTAGATACGGTATTTAGAAAGTTTGAGTACACGGCTCGCCAAGCAGTTCAGGAGTTTGGTGCTGAGAATTTGGGCGAGAAGATAAATAAGGCTTACGAAAACCAAAAGACAAGAGATAAGAAGTTTAACTTTGTTCACGCTGTATTCCCAAGAGAAGAATACGACCCAGCAAAAGACGACCCGATAAATATGGCATTTGCCTCTATATACATCTCAAGAGATGAGAAGAAGGAAATAGGCGTAAGCGGTTATCCAGAGCTTCCTTATCATGTTGATAGGTTTGATAAAGACGCTATGGAAGACTATGGTCGCTCTCCTACAATGAAAAAGCTTCCTGATGGCAAGATGGCTAATAAGATGCAGAAGACTCGTATTAAGGGTTGGGAAAAGCAAGTTGACCCACCAGTGCTTATGCCTGATGATGGTTCTATTTGGCCATTAGCTACGCAACCTGGCGGAGTTATCTTCTACAGAGCAGGCGGAGAGAAACCTGACTATTGGGAGTTCAAGGGTAATCTTGCTCAAATGGAAAAAGCTATTAAAACAGTTCAAGAGACTATCCAAAAGGGTTATTTCATTGATATGTTTGACCCACTAGTTGATAGGCAGAACATGACAGCCACAGAGGTAATGGCAAGAGTCGAGCAGAAGATGAGGTTCTTGACTCCAATTATCGGTAGGTTGCAGAGCGAGTTATTTAATCCAATGATTCAAAGGATAATAGGAATACTTGGCGATCAGGGCAAACTTCCAGAAATGCCTAACGAACTATCAGAGCAGGACTTTAGTGTTATGTATCTTGGTCGGCTTGCATTAGCTCTTAGGACTTTAGAAACAGAAGGCTTCACTAAGACGCTAATGGAATGGCAACCACTTATAGATTTGTCAGATTGGATGGATAATCTTAAAACAGATGTAGCGTTTAGAGATTCGTCAAGGAATAATGGTATGCCATCAACATGGTTGGAAGATATAGAAGCGGTGCAACAGAAGCGACAGGCTAGAGAAGAGGCCGCAAAACAACAGGCAATGATGGAAGCAGTACCAGAGTTAGCTAAGGCGGCTAAAGCTGGCGGAACGAAACCAGAGGATGGAAGTCCTACCGCGGAGATGATGGATGCCAATCAATAAAGATGAAAAATTAGCAGTACAGAAAAGAATAGAACGCTCTGCTAAATTCCAGAGAGCTTTTAGTGGCACTGATGGCGAGTATGCTTTAGGAATGATTGATGACTTTACAAATTACAAAGGTAATACCTTTGACCCAGACCCGTATCTAAATGCTTACAAAGCTGGTCAACGGTCAATGGCAGTATTTATACATAATGTTTTGGAACAGGATGTTGAAAAAGCAATTAAAATTTTAGACACGGAGGTAAAATGAATAAGTGCAGAAATTGTGGAGCAGAAAAAAAAGAAGGTGTAGAGTGGTATGATGAAACATACTGTAGTGGTAAGTGCAAGGCTTCGGACGGAGGTGTAATTCCTAAATCTCACACATCACCAATTACGCAGAAATCAACACTGGTAGATTACAAGCAAGACAAAAGAAACATGAGGTATCGCAGACGGTTCGACCCTGACAAACTTAATTGGGGTGAGCCAATGGACGCTACACAGCTAAAACAGGCCGGACTAAGAGCCAATCGCAAACCAATTCCTGGTGATTGGGATTTTGTAGTGGAGGTGGCTGATAATGGATGAACCAATTGTAGCTGAACCTATAGCAGAACCAACAAGCGTAGTTAATGCCGATGGTAGTTTTGCTGAAAACTGGTCTGAGAAGTATGGAGAAGAAAATCAAGCACATCTGTCCAGATACAAAGACATTGATTCCTTGGTTAATTCTCATATATCTACTAAGAAGAAGTTTGGCAAAAACCCAGACACGATGATAGAGATGCCAACTGAAACTTCATCTGATGAGGTTAAGGAGGCATGGCGCAAAGCCAATGGCGTTCCTGATAACCTTGATAGCTATGAATACACAATGCCAGATGACCTTGCTATTAAACTTGGCCCTCTTGACGACACTAAGATGGGAGCTTTTAAAGAATTTGCAAACAAGCAAGGTTGGAGTGCTAAACAGTTTGCGGATACTCTTGACTTCTACCATAACAACATGGCAGGCGATATTGATACTTTTGGCGAAGCGTTAACCGAACAACAGAATGCAGCTTCACAGGCTGGAATGGCTGAGTTAAAGAAAGATTGGCTTAGTGATACCGACAATAGAATACGTCGTGCTCAACTTGTCATGGAAAAATATGGCGGAGTAGATGCTGTAGAAGAATTAAATCTGCAAAATTCACCCACACTTATAAGATTCCTTGATAATATTGCTGGTTCAATGAGCGAAGATACCCTAAAAGGTGTTGGGGCCGCATCTGTTGTTACAGCATCTAATATTAAGTCACAGATAAATGACTTGCGTATCGAGATGGATAAGATACGAACAGACAACCCTGTAAATTACAAAGCTAATAGTAAGTATAAAGAACTAACAGAGCGTAAACATGTTTTGTATAAACAATTCCCAAGCTAAACAAATGCCAGCGTAGGCATTTAAACTCAGACTACCCTTGCAAGAGGTCCTGATGCTTTGTGCTAAAGTAGCACCGCCGAAGATGGGCGTTAAACACTAGGATAGCCCCGAAAGGATTACCTCTCCGAAAAACTAATCAATTTTTAGAAAGGAAATTTCATGGCTATAACAATGAGTTACAGCACCCCGAATTTCTTTGTTGACGAATTTCATGATGATTTATATCACGCATGTCAACAGAAGGAATCCCGTTTTGCTGGTACAGTAAGAACCGAATACGGCCTAATGGCCGCAGAAGACAAAGCCTTTGATATGATGAATGAGTTCAATCTTCAGGAAAAAACTGGGCGTAGTCCAGAGACTCCTACGATTGACCCTGAAACACAGAGGCGTTGGGTCACAACCACACCTTATCATCAGTCAGTCAGATATGACAAAGACGACGACTTGTCTATAAAACTCTCTCTTGAGGGTGACTTTGTGACAGCATTCAAGCGTGGCGTTAATCGCAAAAAGGACGACATTGTTCTTGCTGCTTTTGAAGCCGCAACGACTTCTGGCCGTAGGGCTGGCAGTTCAATTACATGGGCAAGCCAAGGCGGAAACACGAAGTACACTACAAAAGACACTGGTCGCACTATTGCTCATGACTGTGCAAGCGGTAACTGTTCTGCGTCTGATACAGGAATGACAACTGAAAAGATTGAGTTGGCACTTGAGTATTTCTCAAACAACGAAGTCGATGATGACATTCCGATTTGGTGTGCAATTTCTCCCCGCCAGGCAACAAACCTATTTGGTCAGGAAGAGTATGTCAATGTAGATTACAACAACGGCAAACCACTCACCACCGGTAGACTGCTCGGCAACTGGATGGGCGTTAACTGGATAAGCACACCTAAGATTGGTGTTGGCTCGTCTAACGATGTTGATAGTGATACAAGTGTTTATGAATGCTGGTGTTGGGCACAGGATGGAATGGTTCTCGGCGTGGCTGATGAACTTACTATCGAGATTGACCGCTTGCCTACGTTCTCGTATGCACAGCAAGTTTATGTTCACATGAACATGGGCGCCATGAGATTCGACGAAGATAAAATTATCAAAATCGAATGTCAGGCATAAATTTTATTTTAGCGGGTGTTTCCCGCTTAGAAAAGGAGACTCAATATGAGTTATGATAGTTTATTTCACGGAAATGTTGACGTTCCGAATCACAGTCAATGGAGAATTAAAGCGGAAAGTCTGCTTGTAGATAGAGATATTTTTCATTATACAACTGAGAAGAAATTTCCTCTTGGTGCTATTGCTGAATCGCGCGATGGCCGTAGATGGAGATATTGCGAAAAAGACGGAACTACTGATTTGGTAAAAGCCTTACTTGTAGCTGGTTGTGCTGGTACTGCGAATTGGCAGACAGAAGCCCAGACCAACAATCCTAGTATTTGGGTTGCTGGTGACAAGCAAGTAACTATTACTATGGCAGCTACAGCTGCAGCGCATGATTTTATTGATGGTTACTTGTGCACCGAAGACGGAACAGGCCAAGGCGATATGTATATCGTAAAGGACAATAAAGTTGGCACAGCTAACGCTACATCTGGCTATGATGTTCTTGTTGACCTTGCTGATACTGGCGGAGTTAGAAATGTAATAGTAGCTGCATCAGAGATTACAATAACAAAGAATATGTATAAGGATGTTCTTGTTGCCCCGACAAATAATGTTTCTACTATTATCGGAGTTCCTCTTATTGCTGTTCCAGTTGATTGCTTCTTCTGGGCGCAGACAAAAGGTCCATGCCCGATCACTGCTGATGCCAGTGAAACTATAATCGTAGGCGACTTGCTTATGCCTTCTCAAGCTACTGCTGGTGCTGTTGATGTTCTTGACAGTGCTGTTGATGATGTACCAATAGGCGTTGCGATGGCTGCTATTACAGCAACCGCACCTGAAACTGTGTTAGTTAATCTAACTATAGAATAGAAAGGAATATAATGTGAAATCTGTAAAAAGATATGGTTCTGCCATTACGGCTATTATGTTTCTTCTATTAGTAGTTACGTTTATGATTCTTTCTGCAATGCAAGTTAAGGCAACTCCGATACACAGTACAGCAACAGACAAACTTGGTGGTTATACTGGTAATAGCGGTGCTGGCGCAGCTGACAATGCAAAAGCAGACATTGATATTATTGATGCCATTGTTGACGCAATAGTTGTTGACACGACAGCTATAATTGCCAGAACTACTGATGCTGGCGCTTTGGTTATTGGGGAGACTTATGTTGTTTCATCGGCCGAAGCTGTCGTAGACGCTTCTACTGTTAGACTGTTTGCTGTATTAGGTGGCCCAATCGAAATAATCTCTATGTTTGGAGAATGCGTCACTGATTGTGCTGGTAGTCCAGGTGCATTGAACTTGGAGATAGATGCCACGACTGGCGCTTATGATGCTGATTTTACTACAGCCGTAAGCGTAGACGCATCTGATGAAGGCGATATTCTGCAATTTGCAGCTATAACAGCAGGCGAATCAGTATTAGTCCCTACCGCTGGCGTAAATGCTGGCCTTCCTATAAGTTGGTATTGCCCAGTAGGCGATATTGAACAAGCAACTGCATCTACTGGTACGGGTGGTTTTATTTGGCGTATGACATTTAGGCCTTTAGCGGCTGGTGTCACGGTAACAGTTGTACCGTAAGTTTAATGGGGGCGGGTTTCGGCTCGCCCTCTTTTTTAAGGATATTAACATGAAGAAGAATGCAGGAACAATTACAGTAGCAGTATTAATTCTAAT